TCATCTTTTTGTTAATGCAGCGGCAGGTGGTGTGGATGAGGTTGGTGGAGCCGGTCCATCACAAGCTAGACGAACAAAGTCGAACTCAAAGGACACAAAGTCCCTAAATACGGTCACTTCAGGCACACAGCGCTGTATGATTTCGAACTGTCGCTGCCGTGGATAATTGCAAATATCCCGCCGAGTCTTTAAATATTCAACGATATTTTGACGATTAAAATCAGATGGTACGTCCTTTTCCTGGGTGGCGAGCTCAGCGGAAAGGGCGTTTTTTTCATTTTCAAGCTGTTCGAGTTTTTCACCAAGCATGGACGAATAAGCCCCTTCAGTAATAGCTGAAACTATATTTTCAATTTTCGTATCAATGCCAAGGAGTTTCTTTTTGATGGTGCCGGCCTGGGCACCACGTCCACCTAGGTATTGCCCAATGGAATCCATAACGATATCTGCGATGGAGTCGATAGCATCAGAAGCATAGACGATGTCATATATTTTATTGAGAATGATGGGTTCCAGGAAATCCGCATTGATACGAGGGGATTCACAGGATTTGTTATAACGGCGGTTGTTACAGCCATAGTAATAATATTTCGTTTTATTTCGTCCACCGGTGCTGGAAGCCCCGGACATGGTACCGCCACAGTATCCACACTTTACCAAGCCGCTGAGCAGGTAGAGGCGTTTGGCGTTTATACGGCCGCCTTTGTGCTTATTTTTCTGCATACGCTCTTTGACCAAAAGGAAAGTCGCTTCATCCACAATGGCTGGGCATCCCCCGGGGATGCGGACCACCTCATCATCTGGCTTATTAAGCCTGGAATTTCGTTTTCCGGCGATTTTACGCTGGGTGCGGTTATACACATAGGTGCCCATGTATTTTTCGTTATGGAGCATATCGTGGATTGTGATTTTTGAGAAGCACCGGCCAGATCTGGCACGATGCCCTCGAATGGACAGCTCATCGATAATTTGGCCATAGCCGCAGCCATTGGCGTGCATGGTGAACATGATGCGCACGGCTTCAGCTTCGGTTTCATCAATGATGAGGTGCCGTTCGGCATCCAGCTTAAAGCCGTAGGGGGTTGGGCCGCCGGTGTGTTTGCACTGATAGGCGGTTTCCAAGGCGCCTTTCATGACCTCCCGGGCCAGGTTCTTACTGTAGTATTCGGCCATGCCCTCCAGGACGCTTTCTAATATGACGGATTCCGGGGAATCGTCCAGGGGCTCAAGAACGGATACCAGGCGGACGCCGTTCATTTTAAGCTGTCTTTTATAGTAGGCGGAATCGTACCGGTCCCGGCTGAAACGGTCGAGCTTATGGACCAGGACGACGCTAAAGGTGCCGCTGGCAGAATCACTGATCATCTGCTGGAAGCCGGGGCGTTTATCCGTGGTGGCAGAACGGGCTTCATCGGAATAGACGTTGATGGGGAGGTATCCATGGTGTGTGGCGTACTCTTTACAGGCACGTACCTGGGCATCGATACTTTCATCCCGCTGGTTGTCCGAGCTGAAGCGGGCATAAATCACACAGTTAATCATATTTTTATCTCTCCTTATGAATTTTGGGTATAAAAATACCCGGGAACCATTGCGAAAACCCAGGGAGGATGGTACAATTATGCTTGGATAAGCGGTACTGCATCGCCCCGGGTTGTAACCGGATTCGCTATGCGTGCCCGTCCTCAGGCACTACCAATGCCGAAGGGGACACCGCCATTCATGTGGGTAGCATGGGTGGCGTTTTTTAATGCATGGAAATTTGATATCGAACTCTTAAATTATTAAACTCGTTATAATCTATTTCTTTATCGTGTTGAAGCCTACCAACGACAATGCCTGGATGCACGTTGATTGATTGCGCAAAAGCAATAATGCTGGTGTCGGTATAATCCTTATTCGCAATGAAAGCAGTGTAGTCTTGAAGCGGGATAATGCGTTCTCTGGCGGAATCATCCGCATCACGTTCCAGGATTTGGTTGATATCTGTTTGTTCATGTGAGTCATAACTTAAAAAAGTATCTTTCGTTTTGTGTTGGAGCACATGCTGAAGTTCATGGAATAATGCAAACCAAAAGATATCAGCATAGGCACCTCTTGTGTTGATTGCAAGCACTGCTTTGTGCGGAGATAGCCATTTAACCGCACCGTTTATTTTAGAATTTTTGAGGTGCGGCAGTACGACTAGGGCGATACCGGAATCGGATAGCATCGTTTTTATTTTTGGGATTGATTCATTAGGCTCATCACAGGTCATATTTCGGATGGTAACCAGATGCTTCTTAAATAATGCTTCATTGTAAGGATCCGTTGGAATGTCCTTTCCCATGTTGATTGCAGTTTGCATCCAAGTATTTACACAAATAATTTCTTTTTTTGTAAAGTCTGTATATGTGGCGTTTTTACAGTTTAACAATATATCTGTGCCTGTGAAAACTTGGAGCGATGCGACATTAAGATATTGTCGCAAAGCTTTTACTTTATCTTCTTTTTTTCTTGCGGAAGGCAAAATATTGTGCTTTGCAAAAAATCCATTGTAATCAATATTGTCGAGTACGTCGAAATCTTCCTCAAGGTTTGCTTCAAGTGATTCTTTAACGCAGTACTCATCGTAACTTGATTGCAGATTGAGCCAGACTCCAATGGATGTCCCAGTCATTGCGGACAACTTTCCCGCAATTTCTTTTGAAAGTGTGGCCTGCCCATTGAGCAGCTTACTTAATGTTTTTCCGGTGATGCCTAATCGATTTGAGAACTCGGTTTGGTTTATTTCCATTTCAACCATAAGGTCGCGAATATACACGCCTGGATGGAAAACGATGGATGGTTTAAATTGGTTATTCATAGTGATTTGTTACCTCCAATAGGATAATGGTAGACGTGGATTTGTAGATAATATCCAACTGGCTAAGATCTGTCCATTTGTTATTATTTTCGTCCACAGGGATTAAAATGAGACGATATCCCAATCGTCTTCCAAGATCCATGGCAAAGTGTCCACCTCGGTCACCGATTAAAGGGTGAAGATGATATGTCGGCATCTGAGCAATATCATTAAGATTTTCAGCATTTGCCATAAAATTCAATGCCATGTGAAGTTTTTCTGCAACACGCTCACCAAGCTGTTTCTTTGACTTTTTATAATCATTGCAGAGTTTTTCAATTTTCTTATCATGGTATTGTATATCCATTATATATGAATACCTCCGTCATGTCCTTAATTTTTTTACCTAAAAGGTAAAAAAATATTTTTGTTTTCTGCTTTTCAGAATGCGTAATACATCAATATGTTCTTTTAAATCGTCTTTTTTCTGTAAATAAACCATATGGAATATGAAGTGAAGACTGTATCATCTGGCCAGGTATATGAGCCGTCTCAGCGTTGATAGCACTGAGGCGGTTTTTTTATTTACTTAAAATTTTTCGTATTTTGTACTTTGACTATTTTCAGATTCGCCCCCGGTAAAAAAGCTTTGGAGGACGCTATCTTTAAAGAAGAAGCCCATATATTCTTTGTCATTATAATAGACATTATAACCATTTGGAGCTTTTTTATAGGGCAACTCGAATTCAGATTGTTTTCCTTGTTCTTCAACCGTCATAGTCACTTTTCCATCCGATTTAAAATCAAATGTCATACTGCTGAAGCCCTCCGCGCCGGTTCCTGGTGATGTCATTTTCCATTTTCCGATAATTGCATCTGTTGAATTGACAGATGATGTTTGCTCTGGGGTAGGTGTTGGCTGAACATTTGCCGTTGTGGGTGTATTGCTTGAAATTGATTCTGAAACAATTTCGCGGTTCGCCTTTACGAAAGAGTCATTATCAAACACAGAAAGGTACATACCGGCCTTGACGTCAATCGTCTTGACGGTTGATAAATTATCACTTTCGAGTACGAGTGTTTGTAAGTCATTCCTTGATTTGCTATTTGGCGAAATGGCATTCGGTCTATTTAATGTGGTTGCCGCTCCGATCATCTTATTGTCGGAGTCAAGCAATCCTGCAATGACTGAATAGTCTGCATCGACATTTAAAGTAGTATCATTTGAGACAGTTGTTTGTATGACGCTTTTATTGACATCCCCAAAAGAGTTATCTTGAACAATTTGAGTATCCGTACAGGATAACAATTTATCAGTTACGCTTGCTTTATATGTATTGATTTTAAAGTCAATACGGGATAATTCTTCTGCTGAATTTACTTTTATTCCATATGCATCATAACGAATTCCATAACCTACTTCATCGGGTTGTAAAATATAACTAGAGAAATTTACAGATCCGTCTCCCAGCGAAATATTACTTTTATCGTAGCCAATTACATTAATACCCGTGATGTAAATTGGATCTTTACTTGTATTTTTATATTCGCAGTAGACATTAACATAATATGATTTAGGAGATACTTCTTCAACATAAAATCCAGATTGTGAAATTGAAACTGGATTTTCATTTTTTGTATTGCCAGCAGATGATTGGCATCCTGAGACTGTTAAAGATAGCACTAAAAATAAAAATAATGACAAGCCAACATAATTTCCTTTCCATTTTCCTTCCATTTTCACATATTCCCTTCTTTTTACGTCGCATGGACATTATTTATTAAACCTGGAAATCTTCCAGTTTTAATCAAATTTTGATGCATCCAATTGAAAAGACAGTGTTTTAACTACTTTTTTCTTTCAAGTTTCCATCGGTGAAAGCTTCGGACATTTGACCAACTTTTTCGGCGTCCAACTCTGCGTCCAGGGCTTTGTGCAGGGCAGCCCGATCATCAGTGGAAGTGGCATCCAAAGGGGTGCTGGCCACGCTGTGGATGTAATCTTTGATGACAGCCCGGGCATCGGCGGGAAGCTCCAGGTAAGCGGTCAGCATCCGGCGGTCCATGTCGTCAAGGTGGTAGCGGCTAGCGATTTCTGCCAGATCATAGGCCTGGGTCTTGATGAACATTTCACCTTCACCGGTGCGCAGCCAGGTTTCGTTGACGTTGAAAGCTGCGACTAAAAGCTTAATGTGTTTTTCGGTAACCGAACGTTGGTTGCTTTCGATGCTAGAAATTCCAGAATTTGATAATCCGATAGCATCTCCAATTTCTCTTTGACTTTTCCCGAGGGAAAGCCTCAACTCTTTAAAACGATCATTTCGATCACTCATGTCATACCTCCTATGCATCAATAATAGCACCATAATCTCTGTTTGTAAAGATTAAAAGAAAAAATGTGTTGCATAATCTCTGTTTGAGTAGTATTATAAACACAAACAGAGATGAAAAGGAGGTGAGGAAGATGGAAGAGAGAAGTTTGGATATCGGCGGATTGAGTGTGGAAATCAAAGCGGTTGGAATTGAAACGATGATGAACGATTTAGAAGCTTTGACCACTAAATTAAAAGAAGCATCCGAGTTGATTGATGAGATATCAAACAAACGGATGCAACTACAGGTTAAGAATTTGTTTGCTGACGTACGGGAACAATCGGATGTCTGATGAGATATTCGTTTTCGATTGATTGAATAAAGATTTTGAGGTAACGCTTTAAAACATCAAAATCAATTGATTCATAGTGTCGTTCGTAATGGGTATGGTCATTACCAAGAACCCGGACGACATCAGCAGACGTGGATAATGTGATATTGGGGAGGTATTGGGAAATGGAGCGGTTTAAATTCTGGTTTACGACATCGCTTTCGTCTTTACCCAATTCCTTTATTGCGAAATCCTTTATCAATACTTCAAGTGCATTTCGGTAACCAGAACCAGCAAGGTCAAGATGGCCAAGTTCTTCGGCGTGGGCACTTTGCTTGTATAATTCACAAAACCTTGGGGAGAGCTCAGCAATGCTATCTGGGAGCTGGATGCCTTTAAATGTTGGCCAGACGTAAAGTAATTGGCCGGCTTCACCTTTTTTAACAGAATGCGTCATTAAAAAAGGTTTGTCACAGCATCGACCGGAAGCAATACTTGCATAAAAAGAAGGAGTAATACCTGTCTTTATTGGGACACAATTAATAAGATCTGCGGTAATGACAGTGCCACAATGTGGGCAGATGTTTGGGATTGGTCCTTTAAAGTATTCCGTATTTCCAGAGATAAACGAAATGGTTCTTGTCTTATTCATGACTATATTCCTTTGCTTAGATTTTGTTTATTTATCAAAACAATTATAGCACGATTACAGGGAATGGGGAAGGTCATTGGAAGTTGATGGGGGTATTTGATGGAAGGGGGTGAGATGTGTGTTTATACCAAGATGGTTGCTTATAAGTTTAATGGAGTCAAAGAGAGATTTAGAAAAGAGAGTGAAAAAGATCGAGAAACAGTTAAAGCAATATGAAAAAATGCGGACCATCAATGAAATTAGGATAAGAAATGGCTTAATGCCTATCGATGATCCGATGGCTGACTGCTATTTTAAGGAGTCCAAAGAATAATGCGGTGAGGAAATGGGAGAAATCGAAAAAACAATTGAAACATTTTTAGAACGCGATCGAGCAGAAAAAGTAGAAGCTTTAAAAAGTGAGAAAAAAGCGGTTCCGGTAAAGGTTGATTGCAAGGTAGCAAAGGAAATCTTTTACCAGACCGCTGTTCTTAAAAACATTCAAAACGAATTAAATGAGATTAAAGAATTACTCGGTAGCAGGAAAATGAGGTGAAAAGAAATGTGGATAAAGAAAAGTGTAATTGAAGAATATCAGAAAAGAATTGAAATATGCGATATGAAAATAGAGAGCTTGGAAAGAGAAGTCCTGGAATTGGATTCAAGGATGAGCAGGAAGGTAAAAGTAAAAAAGTTCCCTTGCGATACTGCAAAAGAACTTCTTTGCGGGGGGTGCAACCAAAAGCGGACCTGCTCAATGTATGGAGAGCCAAAGGATTTGTCACCGCAGGAGTTTATTGAATACATTATTGGGATAGATACTTAGTCCGGGAAGGATTCGATTATGTCTTCTGGTGTCGGGAAAATATCTAAAATTGAAAATTGCAATTTTGAGCATGCGCTTCCAAATTCGTTCCGGTCAAATTCAATGGGTTGAAAATTTGGATCTTTCAAAAGAGAAAGGAGGTGAGGAGGATGGAAGAAAAAAGAAAGTTAGCGAATATTCTAATGAATGAAATAGAAGAATTAGAGAATGAGCCAATTCAGGATAGATGTGACAAAATCGCTCAATTGGCTCATGAGCTAATTGAATTATGGCGTACATTCAGTATTTAGTTCTTTTAGCTTATCGTAGATGACTTGCATAAAATCCGATACGTTTTTGCCGTAATCTTTGCCGATCGGCGGTTTAGAATCAGAGATTGATGCGGCTGTTATTTCAACTACATGTTCGATTAATTTACTGTTTGAAGACATCAGCAATTCCCTCCTTTCCCGATATTTCGCCACTGTGGAATGGCGATGAAATCATTATATCACGATGGGGAGGGACGGTAAAGAAAACAACAAAATCAGAAAGGAGGTAAACAGAATGGAAGCAAGACAGGAAGCTGAAGCACTGGCTATGGATATGGTGAAGCTGAGTGACGACGAGAAGAAGATCGCCATGGGTTTTATCCTCGGGATGCAGGCGGCTATTGACTTGAATGAAGCACGGGTAAAAGAAAAAATCCGCCAACAATTTGAAAAACGGGAAGCGGAGAAATATGGACCGGTGGCGTAGGTCATCCGGATTGATTGAGGACGGAAGGAGGTGAGCGAATGAATAATCTCTACAACATCGAATTTGACGATGAATTTATTTTGATTTCAGAGAGAGTGATTGAAGTTGAGGATGCCATTATTGGCGCAATAAAAAGAACGCTTCCCTTGGAAGAGCAAAGAGTGGATGTTATCAAATATTTACTTAATGATGTGGTTAATAAAATCGATTCTGCCAATGTCGTTTTATAAATGACGTTGTAGGGCCTAATCGATTCATGGAAGGAGGCGAGGAGGATGGAAGAGAGACAACGGACAACACACGAAGTGCGAACTGAAAAAAAGAAAGCCGTTGCTAAACAATTTTTAGAAGTCGGTATTAACAACGGCTTGACCGTTGGAGAGTATGTTTGTGCATTGGAATATGCAAGAAGAGAAATATATCAGTCGTTAGACATATCTTCTTTAGCCCGGTTCGATGCGAATTCATAATCATCCATTATGAGGGGCGTGGAAGTTGATGGTGGAATTTGATGGAACAAAGAGAGAAGGTGAAGCTGATGGCAACCATTAGTATTGACAGGTCTACCGGGGAAGCCACCCCGGTGGAGATTGATTTATCGGTTAAGGATGCCAGAACGGTAATGTGCATGGTGTTAACGGGAATGACACCGGATGAACTGGCAAAGGAGATGGCCACAGGACAGTGGGAATCATGCAAGGAAGCATAGGAAAAAACGGAAGATGGCATGAAACAGTAGAGGACTACGGTGAGCGAGGATTGGAATGACGGAAAATAACGAGAATAGCACGGTAGAGGTGTTATTGCGGCGAATTGAAGAAAATGGAGCGGAAAAGGCTGAATTGCAGAATCAAATCCAAACGTTAATGGGGATCAACATGGAGCTCAACAGAGAATTAGAAAAAGAAAAGGGAATTAAAAAGCGTGAGATCCCAACAACTATTGATGAAAGAAAATGGAAAGAACAGGCAGAAGCATTGATGATTGAATTAACGCAAAAGGATGTGGAGTGCAACGATTTAAAAGCAGTCGTTGAAAAGCAGAAACGGACAATGGAAAGCTGGAAATCAATGGATATGCTTCAAGAGGGTGTAAAGCGAAAACCACCCGATGATTTAGCGAGTGAGCCGCCAAAGGTGACGGTGTTGCCAGATGCCAAGATTAAGGAGGCACCCATTGAGCGGGACCGGTTTGCCAAGGAGACGGAGTTCCTTAAGAAAAAGAAGTATAAGCCGGAGCTTCAGACCCAGAAGCAAATGCGCTATGTTAAAAATGGCTGTACGCCGATTATTTGCCATAAGGAGTCCATTAAATCAATTCCGACATGGTTAGTCCATGGATCACGGGTAGGATCGATTGAAAGTGCTTTGGAAATAAGCAGAACGATTGAATAAAGGAGTAAAAAAATGACTGAGGAACAACAGACGTTGCTTAAAGAAATGGTAGATTGCGCAAAAAAAGTTGTAGAACTAACCGAAACAAACGGAAAAGCAAATGAAGCTCTGGGAGTTTGGTGTGCACGGATAGATTATGAATATGAAACGGATTCGACAAAGCGCATCCCAAAGGTGCGTGTTTACAGAGGAATTAGGAAATTAGCTGAGATGACGGGAACGGCATTGAAAAAAACAATAAATACCATAGGAAAAGAAGAATTAGCGATGGAGATTGATGGTGTTGAGTTTTCTCAGAGAGGAATATTTAAAGAGGGATGGATATATGAATAGTCAGATTAACATCGATTATTACGATGCAGCTATGGCGGTAAAGGAGATTGGGTTTAAATTGGCCGGCTTGGCCAATACTCCGGGTGTTCCAATGGAAATACTGGGAATAAATATTAGAGACAAAAGAGCGGTTGTTGATATCGGAGATGGATTTTATGATTTTGCGGATGCACTGGGGGCGAAAGTGTACCGGGTGAAGCGGACGCTATGCAATGTAGAAGAGTTTCCCTTTTCCTATCAGATTGGAATTGGCGGCGTGGTACTGCAAACACTACTGCCGAGAGAATGACAAAAATAAAAAAGAGCCCGCCGGAATGTGGCCTGGAAGCCCCGGCGGGTTACTGCTAGCACGACTAAATGCTTATTTATATTATAGCAAAGTTGAGCATGCGATGCAAGTAAAATGGCTTAAAATCGGGCTTTTTAGACTTGATTAAGGGATTAACTTTAGGTGTGTTTTGCATAAAGGAGAGAGCAACATGGCATACGTTCAGGAGATTTGCATCGCGGGGAAGGTCATCGAAGTCAGAAAATTCAACGACTGGGGGCACGGGCGCCGGCACCGGGGGCCGAGGGCAGCGAAGAAGAAACGGTCAAGCGAAAAACAGAAGAACGCCAATGAGGTAAAGGCAGAGCGTGATTTGACCCGGATACTTAATGCCGGGCTGAAGGGCGGGGACTACTACTTGACGCTGACATATAACGAAGATGAGCCAAGCCAGGACAAAGCAAAGAAAGAAATCAAGAACTGCATCAATAGGTGGAAGAATCTCTACAAGAAACATGGATTTGATTTGATGTGGCTGGCAGTGACAGAGTACGAGGACAAACGGATCCACCACCACATCGTCATGAATGCCGGGCCGGATATATTGGCGGTCATGGGGAAGTGGAAGCGTGGATTTGTAAAAGCGAGGATCGTTGACGACAGTGGACAATATTGCAAATTGGCACACTACCTTATCAAAGCGACAAGAAAGACATTTGCAAAAGAAGAATCACTCAACAAGAAACGGTGGAGCAGAAGCAGAGGAAATTGGCCGAAGCCAATCATCACAAAGACGGTGATAAAGCGGGAGCGGTGGGCGAAAGAGCCACGACCGCGAAAAGGTTATATCATCGAAAAGAAAAAAACAGTGCATGGCTATGACGATTTGGGATATCCCTATCAATTTTACAGCATGGTCAGACTGAAATAGGAGGATGCATGGATTATCTGGAATTTTTGAAATCTAAGATTGAGCTGGCAACGGATAGTGGGTTTGAGGTGGATCGGGACAAGATCAACCGAATGCTTAAGCCGCACCAGCGGGACGCGGTGGCTTGGGCATTAAAGGGCGGCCGGCGGGCGCTGTTTGAAAGCTTTGGCCTGGGGAAAACTATTCAGGAATTGGAATTCTGCCGACTGGCTGTGGATGAATTTGGAGGAAAAGCGTTAATCGTGCTGCCCCTGGGGGTGAAGCAGGAATTTACAACCGATGCGGTTGAGCTGCTGAGAATGGAGAAACCAGAGTATGTGCGGACCATGGAGGAGGTACATGGTGCATCCGGGAAAATACTATTAACGAATTATGAGCGGGTACGGGATGGTGACATTGATCCGAAGTACTTCACGGCAACATCGCTGGATGAAGCCTCAGTGCTGCGTGGGTTTGGGACAAAGACCTATCAAACATTTTTAGATAAATTTAAGGGGGTGCCCTACAAGCTGGTGGCTACGGCGACGCCAAGTCCGAATAAATATAAAGAGCTGATTCATTATGCCGGGTACCTGGAAATTATGGATACGGGCCAGGCATTAACCCGGTTCTTCCAGAGGGACAGTACGAAGGCAAATAACCTGACGCTGTACCCTAACCAAGAGGATGAGTTTTGGTTGTGGGTATCCAGCTGGGCGCTGTTTATTACAAGACCTTCGGATTTGAATCCAGGTTATTCAGATGTGGGGTATGACCTTCCACCACTGAAGGTCAATTTCCATGAGCTGCCCATTGATTACGGTGGCGTATTCCAGAAGGATGGTCAGTCGGTCATGTTCCGGGATGCCACAGCAGGACTGAGTGATGCGGCGAAAGTAAAACGGGACAGTGTAGATGTCCGAGTAGCGAAGATGAAAGAAATCGTAGAGGAAGAACCAGAAAGTCACTTTATCTTATGGCATGACCTGGAACGGGAGAGAAAGGCCATTGTGGCCGCATTGCCGGAGGCGGTGGATATCTATGGCCAACAGGATTATGACATAAGGGAACAGCGGGTGATTGATTTCTCACAGGGTAGGAACCGGCTGTTTGCAACAAAGAAAGAACTGTCAGGATCAGGATGTAATTTCCAACGGCATTGCCACCGGGCCATCTTCGTGGGGATTGATTATCAGTTTAATGATTTTATCCAGGCAGTGCACCGAATCTATCGATTCTTGCAATCCGAAGAAGTGGTGATTGACATCATCTACATGGAAAATGAGCGGGCCATCAAAGACGCCCTCATGGAAAAGTGGGAAAACCACAACTACATGGTGGATAAAATGATTGCCATCGTGAAGAAATATGGACTGAGCAGCGCGGGTAAAACAGAACGACTAAAACGAAAGATGGGAGTAGAGGAAGTGAAGGTAGAAGGCAAGCGGTATACCGCAGTTTATAACGATTGTGTCGAAGAGGTGCGGAAAATGAAGCGGGACAGCGTGGACTTGATCCACACATCCATTCCATTCTCGAACCACTATGAGTACACGCCAAATTATTCGGATTTTGGACATAATGAGGATACGGTGGCATTTTTTGAGCAGATGGACTATTTAACGCCAAATCTGCTAAAGGTGCTTAAACCGGGACGTGTGGCGGCCATCCATGTAAAAGACCGGGTGTTATTTGGAAACACCACTGGAACGGGGATGCCGACAATGGAGCCGTTCCACGTTTATACCATTAATCATTTTATAAAGCATGGATTTGCTTATTTCGGCATGATTACCGTGGTAACGGATGTGGTACGGGAGAATAACCAAACTTACCGACTGGGGTGGACGGAGCAGTGTAAGGACGGTACGAAGATGGGGGTAGGGTGCCCGGAATACATCCTGCTCTTTAGAAAACTGCCAAGCGATAAATCCACGGCCTACGCCGATGATCCGGTGAGTAAATCGAAGGACGAATATACCAGGGCACAATGGCAGATTGATGCCCATGGATACTGGAGAAGCTCCGGAGACCGACTTTTAACGAAAGATGAAGTTATGGCCATGAGCGTCAAAAACCTGCAGGCAACCTATCGCAAGTATAGTCGGGATACGGTTTACAATTATTGGGACCATGTGGGAATGGCTACCAAGCTGGATGAAAAGGGAAAGCTGCCAGCATCCTTTATGGTGGTAGCCCCGGGGAGCTGGACGGATGAGGTGTGGGATGACATCAACCGGATGCGGACGCTTAACACAACACAAAGCCGGAGAAACCAGCAGATGCATGTTTGCCCGCTTCAATTGGATATTGTGGAGCGGATTATTAACCGATATTCCAACATCGGGGACCTAGTAATGGATCCTTTTGGGGGACTGATGACCGTGCCGATGATGGCGGTAAAGATGGACCGGAGAGGATATGGAATCGAGCTAAACAAAGGGTATTTCAGGGATGGGATTGGCTATCTACAGGAAGCTGAAAATGAGAAGGAAGCACCGACATTGTTTGATTTTTTGGAACCGGACGAACAGCCAGAAGAAATGAAGAAAGCAGAATGATGGAAAGTTATGAATTTAGGCAGAAACAAAGCCTGCCATACAAGGCGAAATTGAGACATGCTGAGGTGAAGGCGTGGGAGTTTTACGACAGGGTGGAAAATTGCCATGTGAGTGTTGGGGGGCTTGACAGTATCACGCTGATTCTGTGGCTTCGTTCCATTGGCATTAATGTGCCGGCCATTAGTGTGAGTCAATTAGAGGACAAGAGTATTCAGAAGATTCATAAAAAATTAGATGTAATTCCACTTAAACCAGCAAAAAATAAGGCGAAGGTTATTGCAGAGGAAGGATTTCCGGTGATTTCAAAGCAGATTGCCGGAAAAATAAGGCTGCTACAAAATCCAACACCAGATAATAAGACTGTAAGAAATGCCATTATGACGGGGGACTGCGGGAAGCAAGGCGGGTATCGAAAAGGAACTCGGATGCGGCTGCCGCAGAAGTGGCTGGATTTATTTGCCGGGATGGAAAATGAGAAGTATGGGACGAATTACAAGGAAGCTCCATTTAAAGTATCAAATACTTGTTGCTATTGGCTGAAAGAGAAACCTTGCAATGACTATGCCAGAAAAAATAGAAGTTATCCATACCTTGGGCTTATGGCATCTGAAGGCGGGCAGCGTGAGATGGCTCTGGTAAAGCATGGGTGCAACTACTACGGGAAAACGGTAACCCGGTCGGCTCCATTCGCAATTTTTAACCGACAGGATATTCTACAGCTGGCCATTGATTTAGAGGTGCCAGTGCCGGAGATTTATGGTGAGATTGTCCGGGAACCCGATGGGACGCTCAGAACGACACGGGCGCAGCGGACAGGATGCAGCATGTGCGGATTCGGAATCCACTTAGAGAAAAGACCACACCGATTCGACATGTTACGTGAGGATAATCCAAAGGAGTGGCATTATTGGATGTACGACGTCGGGTGGGGTGAGGTGTTAGATTACATCGGAGTCGGATGGGAAGATATCCCGCCGGTTCAGCAGAGGATGGTGTTTTAAATGAAAAGATATAGAGTTATAAGAGGATTTAAATTTAGCGCAATTTATGCAGAAATTGAATTTAAAGAAGGACAAATTTGGGAATATACCACTAAATCATTTGGAAAGAATTTGTTGAGGAAAGATTTTGTAATTGCCGAGATTAACGATTTTTTATTAAATAATAATTTTGAGGAGGCGAAGGTGAAACGACTAAATCCGACGAATGGAAAGAGGTGACTAAACTAGACAGTGAAATTGAAAACCTACCACAGGAGAAGATTGGTAAATGAAAAAAAATCGAAAAGATATAACAGCGGGATTGTCTCAACTTTTGGAGCGGAGATTGAGTGGAGAGAGCGTTCGGTTCTGCCGAGAGGTTGAGTTTTTCGAACCGCATTGTCGTGTAGATTTTGTCGGTTTTAAATACATGGTAAATGGTACCGGATCAGTAGGTGGGGCAGAATGCGGTACAGCGTCATTCTATGAGGTAAAGAGCTGCATGAGCGACTTTAAAAGCGGAAACGGATTAACTTTCGACGGTGATGAGAATTGGATTGTTTGTCCTCTTGATTTAGGGATTGAGATCGTACAGACAAAGCCATTTGCGGTTGGAATCTACGTGCCAACACCTGAAGGATGCACGGTAAAACAATTTTTTGAAAGTAAAAATGAGTATCTTGGGGAAGTGGATGGATGGAGTTTGAAAATATATCAACGTGCGATGAAAAGACCTCGAAAACGATCGGTCACTGAAATTCTGGCCCAGATGGTTTACGCCGGATTATGTAATTGACAGAGATATTATGTGAAATATGATTCTGAGAATTGGAGACGAAATTGAAAAAGTATATTGAGATTAGAGGAATAATTGGAATGCCGGAAGGAAAAGACCAAGATGTCTTTGTAGAAGAGTTAGTGGGGTTCTTGAAGAACAAACGCTGTAAAATGGGTGGATACCTTAAAGATATCAGCGATGTTGATGGAAGACATAACGATATTATGTGTAATGATGAGTTTATTACAAAGATGCTGGCGCATTACAGATTTGGAGGGAGAAATGCCAAGAATTACAAGTAAGTGCAAAAATAAAGAATGTGGAAATTATATCAATGATATACCAAACGGATGTAGGGCGTTACGGTCGCTGCCAAAATGTGAATGTAAGTTTGCGGGGACACATCACGATGCTGTGGATGCGGATAAGAAATCATATTTAGAGGATCGAACAAAAAATATGTTGAGTCCGGAAGCATACATTAGATCAAAACAATGGGTCGTAGCAACAGCAGAAGAACTATATGAGGCTTTGAAATAAAATGAACAAAGAAAAAGAGTTAACAATAATCGTAAAATCAGAAAACACCAATATTTCTATTGAAGAGATGGCATCATCGCTAGAACAATGCTGTAAAGAAATAGGGATGAGCTGCCAAGTGATTGAAGAAAGATGCCAGGAAAATAACACTGTTAAAATATTTGGGAATGCCATTGAAAAATATGGAATAGAGGCTCAAAGCGATGTTGCAATAGAAGAGATGGCGGAATTGATTCAAGCCATTGTTAAATTTAGGAGATATGGTAAATCAGAAAATGCAACAGAATATCTGGATGAAGTCATTGAGGAAAAAGAGGATGTTAAGATAATGATGGATCAGCTGGATTTGATCTATGGCGATAGTAGAGAAATGCGAGATTGGAAGGTAAATCGATTGTCACGAAGATTAGAGGACCAGAGTGAATAGGAAAAAGAGGTGGGCCGTTATTATGGTCGCATTGGTACTTATGATGTTGGCATTGGGGGCAATAATAGAGTTTGAATACCAAAGACCAACAATTGAAACAAAGCGGCGGGTTTATGTGGTTCCGTGGCCATGGAAGCTTGAGTGGGATGGGAATGGATTTATCATGCGTTTGGAAGTTAAGGAGTAGAGGAAAAATGAAATATGTGGCATATTTTAATCCAAATGGATTTATGAATATCGAATCGGGCAGTAGCAAAGCAGCGGCAGAGATAGCCTACAAGGAAGCATATAAAGAAGGGAAAAGTATCAAAAGTATTTATCGGGTAATGAATGATGGAAAAGCTATTGCTCAAATAGATTTCTCGGCATTGGAAATTGGAAGCTGACTGGTGGAGAAAAATGAACCCAGTATTTAAACCAATCAAAATAACAGACTTAGAGGAATACAAAATAGCTGAGGGAATAACACACATGGATAAGATCTGCGGAACGTGCCACTATTATAAGAACGGGCACTGCACACGGATGAGGTATGAGTACTATATGAAAGAGGGTTTTGTGGTTTTGCCTGAAAATGAGGCATGTACATCATGGAGACATCGATGACAAAAAAAGAGTTATCTCAACTTTATTGGCTCAACAAAGAAATTAAACAGTACAAAAAAAAGCTGAAGGAACTCGAAGATTCAGCGACTAATGACACGAGCGGAGAAATAACAGGGATGCCGAATGGGCATAGGTGCACAGATAAGATAGGGAATTGCGCGGCTGAGATTGGAGATCTGAAAGCATTAATTAAATTAAGCATGCACAAAAGATTATATGAACTCAATCGGCTAAATCGCTTTATCAATTTGGTTGAGGATTCCGAAATGAGGACTATACTTAATCTCTATTATGTTGACGGAATGAATTGGAGAGAAATAGCGATGGATTTAGGATATGCGGACGAAAGTGTGCCAAGGAAGAGACATGATCGTTTCTTGAAAATGACCGAAAAATCCGGATGAAATTGTGATAATATATAACATGAGAAAAGCGTAAATTGTCATACTCTCCTTCGGGCACTCTGCTGCAACAGAGTGTCCTTTTTTATACAACATCGTAACAGATTCACTACCATCGGTTATGCCGATGTTTTTTTATGGAGAAAATAATAATGATCAGAAGAACATGTCCAAGATGTGGGAATAAAGTGGAGGTTGGAAAGGAGTGCAAGTGCAATGACAGCGCAAGGAAGAAAAGAGATAGAGAATATTATAAACAACGAAAGGATGTAGAGGAACAGAGGATATACACATCATCCAGGTGGAAGAAGGTAAGAGACAAAGCAATGGAGCGTGACGTTGGCATGTGCCGATGCTGCTTTAAAAAAGGGGAAATAAGAGCAGCAGAGGTAATACACCACATAGAACCAATCAAAGAAGGCGGAAGTATTTACGACTTAAACAACCTGATAGCGATGTGTGCAAAATGTCACAATAAAACACATAAAACTTACGAAAGTAACGAAAGAATGGAAGAAATAAAGAGATTGGCGGGGATACCCCCGGTGTCTAAAAACTTTTAAGTGGGTTTAAAAAGTCGCACTCCCAACTTTCCGCACACGATTTTCCCAAAATGAACCAAACTGTCGAAAGGAGGGAGAAAATGGCAAGAAGTCGAAAACCAGCCGAACTAAAATCAAAGCATTTAACCGAAGAAGAACGGCTAAATGACGGGCTTATTCAATCAGAAGATAAGAAAGTATTAAGGGAAAAGTTCAGAAATCCACCAACATGGATGAACAAAGAATCCAAGGCAGAATATCGACGGATCATTAAAGTTCTTGACGGTTTGGATTATATTTCGGATGCGGATATTAATAATTTGGCGGGGTATTGCAATGCATTTGTGGCGTATCGGCGGGTAACAAAAGAACTTGACGATGAGGATTTAACAATTTTACAGATCAATGCAAGAGGGGATGAAAAAGAAGTTAAAAACCCGAAGATATCGATACAAGCGGCATATGCGGAAGAAATGCGAAAGTTCGCCGCCCTTTTGGGATTGACCATCGACTCAAGATTAAAGATAGCATCAATGAAGGTCAAGGAGAAGAAGGATGAAGTTGAAGAGCTCTTTGGAGACATCTAGATACCCAATCCTAAATGAAATTACAAAATACGCAAAAGATTGTATTGAAAGAAAAATACCGTCTGGGCTGTCGCATAAATGGGCATGTCAACGACTGTTGAGGGATATTAAATCCGATAAGTGGGATTGGAGCGAACTGGAAGCTAAGCGCATTGTAGAATGGTTTGCGCTACTTAGGCACAGCAAGGGTGTTTTAGCTGGAATGCCAATCATATTAACAGATTGGCAGAAATTCAGGATTTGCCAGCTGTATGGATGGCGGCGTAAAGATAATGGATTAAGGCGATTTACGAGGTCTTACACACAGGTTGGAAGAAAGAACGCAAAGTCCCAGGAAGAAGCAGGAATCGCACTGTATGAAATATCCTATGGGGCCACTAAAAATAAGGAACATTATGAGTGCTACACTGTTGGCGTCAAGCGGGATCAATCAAAACTGGTGTTTGAAGAAGCGATATTGATGCTGCGGGGGTCAATCCTTCAGAGCAAATTTATCTGCACCAGGGATAAGATTACCCATAAAAAAACGGGAAGCTTTATAAAACCGCTTAGTAAAGAAGATCGAAAATCGGGAGATGGGACAAACCCGGCAGTTTATATTGTCGATGAATACCACCAACACCCAACGGATGAGTTTTATCAGGTTGGTGCCCAGGGCATGAATACGAAAGAAGGGCTGTTGATGATTATCACAACAGCTGGAATTGATTTGACGTATCCGTGCTATGTGCAGGAATACAAATACTGCAAACGCATTTTGAATCCAGATTTGGAGGATGAGAATGAACAATACTTCGTGGATATTTGTGAGATGGATGAAGGGGACGACATCAGTGACAAAAAGAACTGGTTTAAAGCAAATCCGATTCGCATGAGCTACCCAAAAGGGGTAGAGCTCATTGAACAAAATTATAAAGAAGCCTGTGGGATGCCTGAGAAGATGCCGCTTTTTTTAACAAAATCGCTCAATAAATGGGTGATGGCCAAAGAATCGGGATATATGGACCTGAAAAAATGGAATGAATGCATTGTTGATACTATTCAGATTCCATTAACGGGAAGGAAAGTATATGTGGGCGTCGATATGTCTTCCAAAATCGACATGACATCAGTGGCCTTCATCTTCCCAATAGATCTAGATGGCGTCAGGAAATATGCCGTGAAAGTACACAGTTTTGCACCCAATGAAGAGAAGATATTAGAGCGGCAGATAAAAGATCGAAAGCCTTATATCAGTTGGTTTAAAAGAGGGTTCATTACATCGACAGAATCACCGGTTGTTGACCAGCGGGTGGTGATTGATTATGTGATCAATGCGTGTAAAAGCAATAACTGGGAGATTGAATGTTTTGCGGTTGACCCGAATAATGCAACGATGTTTGAGACGACGGTTTCGGATATGGGGTATGAGGTAGAGGAAGTCTATCAATCCCATAAAAGCTTAAATGATTCTACGAAGGGATTTAGAGATGAAGTATACCAGGGGAATGTCATTGTGGAGGATAACCCGGTCCTTAATTTTTCAATAAGCAATGCCGTGATCAGAGTTTCTAATGGGTTTATAAAGATTGATAAAGACGCAACAGAAAAAAAGATCGACCCGGTAGATGCCATATTGTGTGGTTTTAAACTGGCAATGAGTTATAAAGAATACGATTGGAATGATTGGACGATGTGATGAATGATGTATTAATTATTATTGGGTTCGTGCTGCTGGTTGTTGGACTTTACTTGTTTGTATCGGTAGCGGCGGCGGTATTTGGTTTATCGGTAATATGCATAGCGGCAGGGGTGATCCTGTCTTATATCAAGGGAAGGGGGAATTAGGTGTTTGAAAAGTTATTTCTAAAGAATAGCGCACCGGTTGAACAGGTTCTATCAAGACTGGAAACACCGGAACAGTGGCTTATTGAAGCAATTGGGCGGCCAAAGGCAGCAGATAATTTGGCGTCGAATATTTCAGCGGTGCAGCGTTGCCTGGCGGTGCGGGCCAATACGGTCTCCAAACTGCCGATTCAGGTGTTTAGAAGGGCCGGTGGTGGAAGGGAGAGGATACGGGATCCGTCCGTTGTTGATTTGCTGGAGAAAAGGCCAAATAAAACAACGACACCATCCCAACTTAAGAAAATGATTTCGGTGGATATTGATACTTGGGGGAATGCCTACGTCCTTATCGAAGGAAACAGAGAGGCCCTTAGGCGGCTTGAACCGTGGCTTGTCGATGTGACGTTGATGGACGACCGCTCATTGACCTACACCTACGCTGATCCAGTATCGGGAGGAAGAGTAACCTACACTTATTTGCAGATCATGCATTTTAAGGAGCTGGGGAATAACTCGTACAAGGGCAGGTCCAAGATTGAAAATGCAAGATTGACGATCAGTAATGATTATAATGCCAATGCTTTGCTTGAAAAGTACTACGAACGCGGAACACTGAGCAATGCCATTTTAATGAGTCCGAATGATTTAAATGGAGAAGTGAAAAATAAAATCCGTGAAGAGTGGATAAAGCATAACAGCGGTGTACAAAAAGCATTCGACATTCCAGTGCTGGACAGAAGTCTGGAATACAAAGAAATATCAATGAGCTTTGCGGATGCCCAGTTCCTGGCTATGCGGAAGTTTTCGGTGGAGGAAATCGGACGCTTTTTCAACATCCCACCACATAAGCTTGGGATTATGGATGGTGCAAAATTTAATAATGTCCAGTCTCAAAACGAAGATTTCATTGGGAATGAGATTCAACCACTGCTGACTGATATTGAAGAAGAAATGGATTTTAAATATTTCTATATCCGAGAGAAGCGGGAGGGTCTATTCACAAGGTTTAATATGGAGGCGGCCTTAAGGGCTGCACCAGAAGCTAGATCGAACTACTATGAAAAAATGCGGAACCTCGGAGCTATCAATGTCAATGAAATCAGAGGGAAAGAGGATATGGATGGAATCGGAGAGGATGGTGATATTTATTGGGGGAATTTGAACTTCGTTCCTATGGATATTATCAGAGAATATCAGCTTAAAAATAAAAGAGGTGAACAGAATGGAAAGAATGCTGAACCTGAAGATGAATAATGAAACCGGAGAGGCATCGATTTATCTTTACGGGGAGATCCTCGGGAATCGGAAAGATTGGAAGTGGTGCGAAGATGACATGGCACCAAAAGAGATTATTGACGCATTGCGGCCAATTGATGATGCGTCCGCTGTTGACATTTATTTTAATTCACCCGGTGGAGATTGCTGGGGCGGAATGGCCATCGCCAATGAGCTTGAACGGAAAAAGTGCAAGAAAACAGCCCATATTGATGGAGTGTGTGCTTCCATTGCATCGGTGATTGCCATGTATTGCGATGAAATCATTATGCCGAAGAATGCGCAGCTTATGATTCATAAGCCGACGGTGAGCGGATGGTTAAATGCGAATGCGGATGGACTTAGAAAAATGGCAGACCGGATGGATGCGACGCAGAATCAGATTGTTGATGCGTACATGCGAAAAGCCATTAAGGGTAAAGATGAGATTGAAAAACTGGTTAATGAGGAAACGTGGTTTTATGGGTCCGAGGCGGCAGATGTCTTTAATGTGACGGTAGTGGATGAGGTCAATATCCAAAATTGTTATTCGCCATTGTTTGATAGCTATAAGCGACGTCCAGAAGAAATCGCGATAGAGCACGAACGAGCAAAATTAAATTTATTAAAGGAGATTTATCAAAAATGACAAAATTACAAGAATTAGAAAATGAACGCCAGGGGCTGCTAAATAAGGTTGATGTCGTTACTCAATCCGGGTCAGTCAAAGACATGCAAGAGTTGACGGCCGAACTGGAACGGGTCAACGCTCAGATTGAATTGGAAAGAATTACCCCAGCGGCAAAGCCAGTAGATCCGATTGCTGAACCAATGGAGGATACCGTTGAACTGTTTATGGGGGCTATTCGGGGAACCATTGATTTAAATCCGAAAACAAATCCACAAATTAAAAATGTCATGGTCGAGGGGACCGATAGTGCCGGGGGATATACAGTGCCGGAAGATGTTCAAACAAGAATCATCGAATTCCAGCGGAAAAAGTTTGATATCCGTCCATACCTCAACATTGAGACGGTGAGTACGGAAAGCGGAAAACGAACCGTAAGGACGAATAAACCACAAGCCTCTGGGTTTGCGTCTGTGGCTGAAAATGCGCAAATTCAGGCACACCACGAACCGACATTTGGACAGATAAGTTACAAAATTCAAAAATATGCGGGGTATATTCCGGTGACCAACGAGCTTATTGACGATTCCACGGAAAACTTTGTGTCTTACCTATCCAAATGGATGGGCGAAGGTGAAGTCAATACATACAACTACAGGGTTTTTAATGGGACGGGAAGCAATGATGCTGAAGGTATCTTAACCGAAATGACGACAACTGGGAAATTAAAAGATGTTTTCGAAAAGAAAACAGATGCCCCAACCATTGAAGACTTCAAGAAGGTTTTCAATACAAAGCTTAACACGATCGTTGAGGATGATCTGAAGATTTTCACAACGCCTACTGGATATAACTTCCTGGATAATTTGAAGAACGACGGGAAGCCAGCGTTACAACCAGATCCAACAAAGAAATCGGGATACGTGTTTTTAGGATATGAAATTGTTTGTGTGCCGGGTGAGTTTCTGAAGGAAGTAGAAGTAACAGCATCATCAACAACGACAAAATACACACCATTTATTATGGGGGATTTAAGCCAACTTTACACGTTGTTTGACCGGAAAATGATGTCCGTTGAAACGACGCGGATCGGTGGGGATGCGTGGCGGAAAGACCTTACAGAAATTAAGGGCGTTTTCCGGTTTGATGGAAAGCTGATCGACTGTGAATCCGTTTATGCGCTGCTGGTTGATACCACGAAACTCTAATGAATCGGGAAGATGTAAAAAAATATCTCCGGGTTGACTATAACGATGATGATGAACTGATTGAGAAGTTTATGAATGCGGCTAATGAGGAATTGGCCGCATCAATTGATGGATATGACAAAAACGTACGGTCAGCTTCCCAGGAAATTATTATTTGCGCCATGGTGATGGAGATGTATGACAACAGAGGACTAAATGGATCCAACAAAGGATATTCGAGGATGGTTCGGTCGATGATTGACCATGAAAAATATAAGTAGGTGCCTATGGATGCCGTTATCAAAATCATAAAAGAGCCGGAGGTAATCCGTGTGAACGGGAAACCGGTTGAACAAGACCCAATAAAAGTGCGGGAATGTTGGGCGGCAATCAATACCCTTAAAAAAAATGAGCTCTATAATGCCATGCAGCTGCAAATGAACACGGCCATGACCTTTGACATTCGATATTGTAAAGCAATGGATGAGGTGTTTTCCGGAAAAGGATATGAGGTCATCTGGAACGGCCGACGGTTTAAGATCTATGACATTGATTTTCTGGACAAGCAAAAGCGAACACTCCGAATCCGGGCTGAGGCGGTGTCTTAATGCAGATTACGATTAATAGTAATGAATTTGAAAAACTACAGAACCGACTCATCACAATCGGGTCTGAAACGCTGGTTGGAAAGATCAATCGAAGGATTGTTTTATCTGGGCAGGAGTATGGTGCAAAGCTGACAGAGAAAAAAGCCCCACGTTCAAAGGACCATAGTAAATCGGGGCCGCAGCGTGGTAGTGGACGGCAAACGCCACCGGGCCATGCGGCGGACAATGTGGCGATTGGGAAGGTATCAAAGAAGGGGTACCGGTACAGCGGAAATATTGGGTGGGAACCAGAGGATGACAGCCCGCATTTTTATGAAAGATTTCCGATTTATGGGGCGGAAAACTTACGGGAGCAGAAAACATTTGAACCCATTAAAGCGGATGTTGAGCAATATATCAAACGAATGACAGAAGCTGAATATGAGGCGGCAATAAAGGAGGCGATTGGGTGACGCTGAGTGATTTGATTTACAAATTAACGGAGGATATCCCGAACATCTTTGAAAGTTGGTACAGGCAGGAACTGGATAAAACCCATGGAGTGTTCCAGCAGATCAGCGAGGAGCCACAGGTATATGCCGATGGGTATTATGATTCCGTGGAGCACACATACCGGTTCGACGTGTTTTCATCGTCCATCGATGAGGCGGACGCTGTTATGAAAAAAATAAGGGCAGCTCTTGAATCTGGGGGATTTATCTGGCAGGGGACGCAATTTGAGTATTTAAGTGAGATTGACTATTACCATAATAGTCAGAAATTTTTAATTTTAACGGAGGAAAACAATGGCTGAGGTAAAAATAATCACAAAATCAAGAACCAGAAACTTATATGGGTTGCAATATGCAAAGGTAACAGCAGATACAGAGGATACATATACTGCCGGAGATAAGATTGATCTGAAAGGGGCAATTAAAGCGAAGCTTTCAGATAAGTATGAGAGCGAAATGGTTTATTCTGACGGAACGGTTGAAGAAGTTTTAGGGGAATTCACTGAAGGTGATATCGAGCTTGAAATCAGCCGGTTGATTCCACAGGAAAGAGAAGCTCTTCTGAATCAGCTGTACAAAGAAGGATTCTTAATCAAATCAGAAGACGATAACCCTGGAAAGGTTGCGATATCCTTTATTTCTGAGATGAAGGATGGAAAGCAGGAATTTACTCAACTGTATTGTGTGACTTTTAACCAGGGCGATGAGGTCGAATATAACACAAAAGAGGATAAAATCCAGACAAAAACAAACACATTAAAAGGGAAATACTATGCTAGAAAGAAACCTATTGTGATTGATGGCGAAAGTCGGAATCCTTACGCTGTTGTTTTGGATGAAGAACAAATGGAGGCGACGTATACTAATGCGGCAGATGCTATTACAGCGTGGAGGACGAAAGTTGTTGAGCCTAAATTTGGAGCAACGGTATAGGAGGCAATGATGAAATTAGAAATCTGCAAAAAAGAATATGAGTCGGTTGGGTTGAGCACTCAAAAGTACAAAAAACTAATATCGGCCATGGAAGAAATTGGAAATAAAAATTTTTTTGAAAGCCCTTTTGAAGAAAAAGAATTAAGAAAAATGGCGGAAATTATATCGGATGCTACAGATGGGAAAGCCGATGTGGAAAAAATCATGGATGAAGGGGATGTTGTAGAGATTGTAATTGCTTTTAATAGGATTCAAGCCGATGTAAATATCCGTTGGGGAAAAGCCATTGAAGCGATGAAATCTGATTTTTTTACTGGAGCCGAAGGGCAGGAATCGTCAGCGCAAACAAGCTAAGACAATATTTCAAATCGGATGGCAGAGAAGATTTGATGATTTTCTTTGGAGAAATGCCAGAAGATCTTTATACATACTTCTGTGAGAAACTATTTATCCAGGAAATATTAAAACAAATTTATGCATTGAACTATGAGTATTCTTTGATATTTGAAGAAAAAGTAGAAAAGAAAGAAAGTAAGTTTAAAAAGATTCTACAGGATATGGGGATTTACCCAGAAAAACAGGAAGAAGAGCCGAAAAATATACAGGTTAGCAATATCGACGCTTTTGTCTCGCTATCAATCCGGTTACTAAATAATAGCTACGCGGATGCGATGCGGTGTGATTATCTGAATATGGTTGAAGCCGTCATTTTTGACGCAAAACAACGGAAAAATAACGAATGGGGAGGTGATTGATTTGGCCAGTGCTGTTTTGAAAATTGGAATGGACATTAAGGATTATAATCAGGCAGCGAAAGAATTGCTGGCCGAACAACGCCTCATCAATTCGGAACTAAAAGCCAGTGAGACAGTGGCAAAGGCCAGCGGGAACGCCTTTGATTCCTTAAAGGCAAAACAAGATGCCCTAACCAAGAAGGTACAGGTTGGGAACCAGCAGGTCACAAATCAAAAGAATTTGATGGCCACGCTAAACCAGACGCTGGAAAAGCAAAAACAAAGGCAAACGGATCTTGCTCAGTCGGTACAAGCGGCGACGATGGCCCACACGGCGGCGGTGAATGCCTATGGTGCGGACAGCAAAGCGGCAAAAGAGCTGGAAGAGAATCTGATAAAGCTTGAAAAGCAGCAAAAGTCCAATGCAAATGCCATTGAAACAACCAATAATAAGCTGACAACGGCCACAACGAATCTAAACAAGTATACGGCTGAGGTAACCGAAAACGAAACGGCCCTGAAGAATTTCAAGGTTGATGCCATGGCAAATGGATTAGATACCATTGGACAGAAGGCACAGAGTGTTGGAAATACGCTGACAACGCATTTAACGGTTCCGATTGTAGCTGCCGGGGCGGCGGCTGGGAAAGCAGCCATTGATTATGAGGATGCCTTCGCCGGGGTGCGAAAGACGGTAGGTGGCACAGAAGAGCAGCTTAAGAAGCTTTCTGATGGAATTCTGGCACTGTCGGAGCGGATGCCAGAGTCTGCAACTGAAATAGCGGGTGTTGCTGAGGCTGCCGGACAGCTCGGAATTAAGACAGAAAGTATCCTCAGTTTTACCGAAACAATGGTGAAGCTTGGAGATACAACGAATCTAACCAGCGAAGAAGCAGCAACGGCCCTCGCCAGGGTAGCAAATGTCACGCAAATGAGCCAGGATAATTTTGACAGACTTGGATCATCTGTCGTTGCCTTGGGGAATAATTACGCAACGACAGAAGCTGAGATTGTCAATATGGGTCAAAATCTGGCGGCTGCAGGATACCAGGTGGGAATGTCGGAGGCTGATATCATGGCCCTGGCGGCAGCCATGTCCAGTGTTGGGATTGAGGCTGAAGCCGGCGGAACGGCCATGTCTAAGTTGATGATCGAGATTCAGCTGGCAACAGAACAGGGCGGAGAAAGCCTGAATCAGTTTGCAACGGTAGCTGGCATGAGTGCCGATGATTTTAGCACAGCATTTAAAGATAATGCGGCAAAGGCAATCACGGCATTTGTCACCGGACTGAACGATACAGAGCGCACCGGGAAATCTGCCATTGCTACACTAGATGAGATGGGAATCAGCGAAGTACGGATGCGCAATGCTATTTTGAGTCTTTCAAGCAGTGGCGATTTGCTAAACAATACGCTGGCAACATCTGAAGGTGCCTGGGAAAGCAATACGGCCCTACAAGACGAAGCAGCGAAACGATACGAAACGACAGCGTCTAAACTAAAGATACTTTGGAATCAAGCAGTGGAGGTTGCCATTAAATTGGGCGATGAAATGCTGCCAGTTTTCGAAGATGCTATCGATGCGGCTGAGGGTATTATTGAATGGTTCGGAAGCCTGACCGATGAGCAAAAGAAGGCGGTTGTCCAATTTGGAGCTACCGCTGCCGCAGCTGGGCCTGTGATTTCTGCATTTGGGAAGATGTCATCTGGGATCGGTGGGATTGTAAAGCAATTTGGTAGTGGTGGGATTGTTACTAAGATTGGTAGCTTTACAACAAAATTAACAGGAATGGGAACAGCCGCGACTGGAAGCGGAACCGCTTTGGCGTCCACGTCGGCAGGATTAGCTGGAATGGCCGCAGCCGCAATACCAGTAACAATCGGAGTGGGAACGCTTATAGCCTTATTTGCTACACAAAAACAAATCAACGATGAAGCGACGCAAGCGGTAAAAGCAACAACTGACAAAATAACAGAATTAAAAAAAGCAAATGATGATGTTTCTTCGGCGATAACAAATTCAAACACCGCGGCATCAACACAGGTTTCGAGCATCGCGGGGAGCGCACAAGCCGCAAGAGATATGGTTGGAGAATTATCCAATCTAATAACAGCAGAAGGTGAAACTGAGACGGGCAAAGGGAAAATTCTTGCGCTTGTTGAAAAATTAAATGAGACAATACCAGGACTAAATCTAAATTATGATAACACAACGAATTCCCTGAGTAATACCAATGATGAGATATTGGAAAACATCGGTAATCTCACTAAACAAGCAACAACGGCAGCTTATACGAAAATGCTCAATGAGGCATATTCTGGTCAAGCTGACGTTATCCGACAATTAAGCGAAACAGGAACAGAACTAACAAGTGTTCAAGGTCAAATCACGCAGAAACAGAAAGAGTTAACGGAATATGGTGTCAATGAAGGGCATCAATACATGGTAACTAAAGGCGAGATTGACAAATTAAAAGAAAAAGAAAAAGAGCTTGCTGGTTCAAAGGATGAGCTAAAACAAAAGTATGAAGAATCCAATAAATCCATTGAATATGCACAAGGCGTAATCGACGGAACAATCGATCCGTTAAAAGAGCTTGAACAAGCAAACAAAAATGCTGCAGATGCTGTTGATGCAACTGGAACGGCGACCGATTCTGCGGCTCAGAAGCTTGAAACAAACGGAAAGAATGGGGCAGATGCCTATAAAGCGCCGTTCTTAGACACACAGTCATTCTTGACAGCAGGAACTGGAGCTGCTTTAGCAACAATTGATGGTGTATCGACAAAATCCGAGGAATACAACACTTCCGGTGTAAAGCATGCCGGTGAGTACATAAGCGGGTTTTTTAAAAATCTTTTCCCCGCGTTTGAAAGCGGATCTAAAATAGCTGGAATGGGAAATGCTGGAATTCAAAGTCAGAGTGGAGAATTTGAAAAAAGTGGAGCGAGTGAGGGTGTATCATACTCAATGTCACTTGGGAATCAATCCGGAACAGCTGGTGCGGCCGGCCAATCAATTGGCGGAGCAGCAAACAACGGGTTACTTGCATGGATGCAATCTTTTGGAAACGTTGGGAATCAATCCGCGAGTGGTTATGTTGGTGGTGTAGCAAATCAAGGAAGCAACGCAAATGTAGCGGGTAATCAAATTGGGTCACGAGCAACAAGCGGGGCTGCATCATGGCAGGGTTCGTTGCTTAATGCCGGAACAACTGGTGGCATTAAATTCGCAGATGGCATTGGAGGAACAGCCGGGGAAAGTCAAAGACAGGCAAGCTATGCGGCGAGCATGGGAAACCAGGGATTTATTGATGGAATTGGCGCATGGACAATTGTTGATAACATCAAAGCGGCAGCAGAAGCAATCTGGAAAGGATTTTGCGAAAAACTCGGGATCAATTCGCCGTCAACACTATTTTATGACGCCGCTGGATATTGTTTACAAGGTTTTGCCAATAATTTTACAGCAGATAACTGGATGTCTATTGCAAAAGCGGGTGCCCAAGCTGTCTATAATGCGTTTTCTGGTGGCGGATTGTCCGTCCAGGGGCTCTTCGAGGCTCTTGGGAGCAACATGGCTGGGGTCGGTGCATTTGGAGATTTTCTGAGAGATAAACTGGGGTTAGACCCATCAGGACTGATGGGGACAATCAATCAAATCCTGTTCCCGTCGAGCGGTTCATCCGGATCTGGGACCTATATTGGGTCCGGAGGATTGCAATGGCCATCCGACACATCCGCAATTACGGATTACTTCGGAGGTCGTGAATCACCTGGAGGAATCGGCAGTACTTGGCATGAGGGCGTGGATATCGGAGCACCATACGGTAGCCCGATTTATGCCGCCGGATCTGGAGGCGTGACAACGGCCGGATGGTATGGTGGATACGGAAATGCCGTTAAGATTGACCACGGAAATGGACTGGCCACGCTATATGGCCATATGTCTGAGGTGTTGACATCTGTTGGATCTACCGTAAGAACAGGTGAAACTGTAGGGCTTGTGGGGAGCACAGGAAACAGTACCGGGCCACATATCCATTTTTCAGTTTTGGTCAACGGTGATCAGGTCGATCCGATGAGTTACTTTGGGTTTGCTGTTGGCACACGATCTCTTCCTTACACTATGCCAATTCTGGCACACCAGAATGAGCTGATTGTGCCAGCATATGAAAACCCATACAGAAACTCAGGTGGGTCTATTATTGAGCCTATCCGGGAACGGATGGAGGCTGAGGTTATGCAGATTGTGGCTAATGCACTTGGTGGTGCAGGGAATGGAAAGTATGAAATCCATAATCATTTTGGAGCGAACATGAACGAGTATGAAACAACGAGACAGCAAGAAAACATGCTGAGAAGGTTGTGGAATCAAAGAAGTTAAAGGAGGTGCTCATGCAAAAGGTTATGTTTAAAAATACAAAAGGGCATAGCGTTATATTTGATCGAACGCCGCCTTTCAAATTTGGATATATAAACGGTATTGCACGAACAGGAGCAACGGCAGTAACATCCAGTGTCTATGATGGGGATGGAGAAGAGTATGACCATTCTGAGCTTGAAAAGAAGCAGATCGAGCTTGGGGTTATTATTTCAACGGAAACCATGGAACAGCTACTCCGAGCGAGAGAAGAGTTGATTGAACTAATCAATCCATCAAATGGTGAAGGGGAATTGACCTATTGGTTAGATGGTGAATGGGTGAAAGCCAGGGTGGTTGCCGATGGGATACCCGACATGCCAGTTAAACGGAAACGAACCGTTTATGAAGCGGAAATTATATTTCTCATGCATGACCCTAAGTTTTACAAGGAATCACAAAGCAAGGGATTCTCGACAACGCAGGGAGGTCTGCACTTTCCACTTGTGATTCCGTCGGAAGTAGGTGTTGATTTGGGATATCGCGTTATCAATGTAGTGCAGACAATAAACAATGAAGGTCATAAACCGTGCGGAATCCAAATAAAAATAAAAGCAGCTGGAATCGTGATTAATCCGACAATCACCAATATAACGAACAACCAAGTGTTCCGTTTTTCCTCTTATACGATGTCGGCCGGAGAGACAATCATCATCAATAATACAACAGAGATGGATTGTAGGATAAATTCTATAAAGGGGGATGTGGAAGAAGATATCATTAACGATTTTGATATCACATCTAAATTTATAAAACTGGATGTCGGAGAAAACACTTTAAAATATAGTGCAGATGTAGGGGAGGAACAAATGGAGGTATCGATTGATTTTACACCGAGGTATTTAGGAATATGATGCTTACAATTTTCAACGAAGAAATGCAGATAATCGGGATGATTGGCCAATTTAAATCATTGACACGGACAAAACGTTTCTATGCTCCAGGAGACATTAAACTTTATGTACAGGCAACAAAAAAAAACAGTGATCTACTTAAATCAAAGAAAAGGATCCATGTAGAGGGTACGAACGAGATTTACATCATAGAAACAGCCAGAATGGAAAAGCAAGAGAAGGGATTGGAATATATCCAGGTCAATGGCCGAAGCGCGGAATGCTTAATTGAGCGAAGAATTTGCTGGGAACGAATCAAAGAAACAAAAATCACCTATGAAGATTTAATGCGAAAAATCGTTAACGATAATTGCGTTAATCCGGCAGACAGCAAAAGAAAGATACCCGGATTATACATGGGAGAACGAAAGGGGTATTCAGAAATACTGGATATCCAGAAAAGCTTTGGTAATGCCTTGAATGCCATTATGGAAAATGCAGAAGAAGGAGAACTAGGATTTCGGTGTCGATTTGATCCGAAAACAAGAATGCTTTATTTTGAAGTGTTAAGGGGTATTGACCGAACAGATTCACAGAGCACTAATAAAAAAGCGGTTTTTTCCAGAGACTTGATGAATGTCGTTGAGCAAAATTATACAGATACAATCAGAGATTATGCAAACTGTGCGTTAATCGGTGGTCAAGGCCAGGACGATGAAAGAATTATGACAGAAATAGGAACAGAACTCAGCGGATTACAACGGTTTGAAATATTCGTAGATGCCAACGACATATCCAAGAAAAAAGATGATAATACCGAAATGAGCGATGCAGACTATAAGAAATTATTAAAACAGCGGGGAATGGCAAAGTTATCAGAAAAAAAACGGGTACAAACTTTGGATGGAACATATCGGGTAAACGGTAAAGTTTACGATGTGGATTGCGGAGACATTGTGACAGTATACGATGAGAAATGGTCGGTGTATATGGACACGCAAATAACAGAGATTGCAACGACATGTGAAAAAGGAGCACCGATTAAGAAAAGTATCACATTCGGAAAAAAGGCAGCACAGCCACTGGATGAACTGGAAAAACTGAAGAAAGGACGGTAATAAATGGCTGAGAACAGTTTTATATTTACGAGCAATGCAATACAGAAAGATGACGGTACAATCCAATATGACCGAGCTGTTAATGCTGAAGAAATCAGGATGATGGTTGGGAGTATTATAGGAAATGGCGTTCTGGCATCGTCTAGTAGCAATCTCAAGGTGCACAAATCCAATGGTTCGAATATGAAGGTGGCGGTAAAACCTGGATTGGCCTGGATTAATGGTGCGTTTTATTATAATGAAGCATCGAAGGAATTTACACTGGATACCGGAGATGGTGTTAACCCAAGGATTGATACTGTGGTGCTGAGATTATCTCTCACAAACAGAGCTATTAATGTGTTGATAACAAAAGGAACACCGTCGGAATCTCCGAGCGCGGAAACACCGACGCGAAATACAGATACGCATGATTTGGTATTGGCACAGATCTATATACCAAAAGGCGCAACAAGTATATCTGAATCAAATATTACAGATATGCGATTTGACAAGAATCAATGTGGAATTGTGACGGGCGCTATTGATCAAATCGATACCACTGATTTATTTACACAATTCAATGCAGCATTCAATGTATGGTTCAACCAAGCCAAAGGAACACTAACGGAAGACGCCGCAGGAAATCTTCTGAATTTATACAATGCATTAAAAGAAAGTACGGATAACATCATTGCGGAACTGGACCAAAAAATCGACTTACACGTCCAATCTGTTGTCAACGAAAAGGATATGCTTAAACAAATCATCCGCGTGCGAATGTCCGGAGATATTGTCAGGGGATGGAACAAAGACGGAATTATTGATAGCATTCCATTCAGGGATACACATCGCGGAGGCATGAAAAAAACAGATTGGGGTGAACTGCTGAGCGATGGGAAGGTGAGAATCGATAAAGATGGTGAATATTTTGTTGGATTGATCGCCCATATATCCGATTGTCCAGGATCCCAAGGGACCTTCCACGTGGGTGTGACGGAGACAAAATCAAGCCTGATCGTTGCTGAGAATTATGTTCATACCTCAACGTATAATTCCATGCATATTTGTAGCGGTACCCCGTCAAATCGGTTCAGGTTCTATGCTGGAGATGTTATTAAAGCATTTATCGTTCCACCAAATGGTAGTGGGGGATATCGACTAGATAAAAAACAAACAACGTTAACGGTTGAACCGCTTTGGTTCGACTAGAAAGGAGGTACCCATGGAACTCATTGACAGCGGCCCATACATCAACGTCAGAAAGCGCACCATTTGCGGATTGTCCGAAATGCGGGAAATCGTGGTTGAGGGGGATAACCTGTCCCAGATGATCACCTTTACCATGCCGGATGATTTTGACGGAGAGGACGTTTTACAGAAAAATGTCTGGGTTAAATATATTAATGCGGACAACTTTGGGGACAAGGTAGCTGCGGAAGAAAAAAGGCGGGATACCGTGACAGAAGAAATTATAGGAGAGGATGGCGAAGTCCTCTTTCGTCCAGGGGATAAGGTTGTCCGCTTCGGCTGGGTGGTGGATAGCCAAGTAACGCAAAAGGCTGGGAAAGTCCAAATTGCCGTGGAGATAACGGGACTAAACTATAAATGGTCCACCATGCCAGCGACGCTAACGGTAGAGGAAACAGTAGATATTTCAGACACCATCATGGTTCCGGAAATTAAATGGCTTGAAGCCTACGAAAAGCAGCTGGAATACTTGGTGGATGTTTATCGGCAGCAACTCCGGTTGGATTATCTGGGGTACATCGCTGCTATTGGCGAAAAATGTGCCGGATGCCGTATCACAGAAGATGGCATTGTCACCGGATCATTCCCGGCGGCGGCCACTGCGGCGATGCCGATGATGGCCACCTTCAGCCTGTCAGCTGATGGCGATGGCGAAAGCATGGAAGCGGATGCCACTGGTACATTGCCGGATATTGCAACTATTGTAGGAACCGGGGCATCCTCCATGGTTAACCGGAACGAAGCCTACGTGGCAGCTATGGAAGGTATCTTGACGGCTGAAAACCAAATGACGGGAACCTACCCCGATGCCGCCACGGTCAGCGCAGCAGTAGAAGCCGCCCTGGTAAGCAGTGGAACCGCAAAAACAGAAGCCGCAACAGCGGACCCGACATCTGAAGAAAACCCAACGGAGGAATAGAATGGCAGATTTTACAATGACCCTGGCTGATGCTGGGAAAACATCCTTGGCCGCCTATCTGGCGAAGAAAATAAAGAAGGTGGAGTATCAGGCCGGCGGAACGTGGAGAACGGCGCAAAAGCCGGAAATCACCGTATCCGGGTCGACGGTGATGGTGAAGTGTGACACGGATATCACCGGTGCCTATCCGTCGGGGACGACGGTTACAGCGGTTCGTTTATCGGACAAATCCGGGAACATATTCGTGACCGGAACGGGAAGCGTGGTGGTGGACAAGGCCAGGACCAATCTGTACCTGTCCGTTACCATGCAGTGGTAGGAAAAGGAGGTTAATATGGATTTAAATTATCTTATTTTTAAGAATCAAATTAAAGATTCCGGCGGGGTGATTGTCGAAGCGGGTACGCCGCAAAATGCCCAGAATTTTAATCATGGACGCCAGGAAACCCTGGCGGCGGCCATCCTTGCGGCCAGCAATGCCGTGTATGCGCATTGGCGGCAGCAGGACGCGGAAAACAGCGAGGTGGTGGAGTGCACATCCAGCACCGCCTTAACGGCCGGGACGGCAGCAACCATCGCCATCCCGAAGGTGCGTAACCACACCGGATATCTGCCAGTCATCGCCATCACGACGGCATCCGCGGCCGTCGCCATCAAAATAAGCGATAAGCAGCTCAACGGATTTAAATTAACAGCTGTTGGTGGTGATGCTACGGTATCCGTTGGCGTGCGCGGAGGGATGTGGTAGCCATGGCCAACGTGATTATAAAATCAGAGGACCGGAAGGCCAGAGAATCCGCAACGCTCAGCCAGTTCGGAGTCAACCCTGGACGGGCCACAGCCCAGCAGCGGGAATGGGCTGACAGCATCAATGGGCGCACGGCAGAATTTGAGCGCAAGATAAAAGCGCAGAAATAGGGGGAATAATGATGATTGTAAATGAAAAAAATACCGGAACCAAGATTGATTATGCAACTAACGGGAATTACCTGGTATTGGGTGCGGACGATGACCTGATGCTGAATCTATCGAAGTATGAGCGGGAGACGGAAAAGCAGATTGACATCACCCGGGATATGGATGGAATGCTGCTCATCGGTACCGGGCAGACCAGCTACTTTGTGGCCCAGGTCACCATCCCAGCAAAGGACGGGACCTTTAATATCGACCGCTGCACCCTGGACCTGTGGAGTATCGAGGTTCCCATCAATGAGGAACAAGCCGCGCCTGAAAATGAGGTGGCCTAATGGGCGCTTTTGACGAACTAAGCATTGCGGTAGACAGCCTGTCTAAAGGCAGGAATAAGGTTATCCTGGTGGATGATGCCATGGGCATCCAATACCCGTCCATCTTTGTCCGGTTCGACAAGGGGAAAATCAAAGACGTGGTCAATGGCAGCACTAACGAAGCCATCCACCCCGCCTTTTTAGTGGGAAGTGCCGAAAAAGACGCCTTTTGGATGGGGAAATACCTTGGGAAGGTAGTCAATGGCCATATGCTGTCCCTGCCACTCCAGGATCCATCTACCGGACAAAATGTATCTGGCGGGTTGAACTTTAATCAAGCGTTGCAATACTGTGTTAACAACGGCGATGGCCATCACCTGGCCACACAGGCCGAATATGCCTGGATGGCCTTGCAGTGCCGCGAAAGCGGATTTATGCCCCGGGGGAATAACTCCTACGGAAAAGACTATTCGAAGCAATATGAAAAAGGCGCGGTAACGTATAAATACACGTCTGGAGAAACACTCTATGATGGCCGAACCGCTACCGGATCCGGGCCAATCAGCTGGAACCACGACAACACCGAAGCTGGCGTGTGTGATCTTAACGGAAATGTCTATGAATGGCAGGCAGGATACCGCACAATGGACGGAGAAATCCAGGTGCTGACAAATAACAACGCCGCCATCAACGCGGATGGCCTGGTGGCTGATGTGAGCCCAACCAGTGCGGAATGGAAGGCTATCCTGCCGGATGGAAGCTTAGTAACGCCGGGGACAGCCGGGACACTGAAATTTGATTACCTGGCAGACCCAGGAACGGCAAGTGCATCCAAAACATTCCAGCTGGTATCCACACTGGCATACCAGCAAACAGTGGAAGCACCATACGGTTCCATGAGCTTTGCATCTCTGGCTGCAGCGTCTGGGGTAACTGTCCCGGAAATCTTAAAGGCCCTGGCCATTATGCCAGCTCAAAACAGCGGATACGGAGACGATTATGTCTATGTGCGCAATATCGGTGAACGCGTCCCGTTCCGCGGCGGCCACTGGAACTACGCTTCCAACGCCGGGGTGTTCAACGCGGATGGCTACTACCCGCGGTCTAATTCGAGCAGCAGCGTCGGGGCCCGTCCGGCTTTTATTGAACAAGGCTGACCAGGGTCAGCCGCAGTGATGGAACCATGAGGGGTGCGCGGTAGCGCATCCCCAAGGAGTGACGATGACTGAATCACGGACATTACAAAAGATAAAGGACATGATCGCCTACGCCAACAAGGCACTGCTCCACTTTCCGAAGATTGAGCGTGGCGGGATGGTGCAGGAAATCAAACAATCGATGTACCACCTACTGAGACTGTGCATCCAGTGCGACCAGAAATTTTACAAAAAGAATACCCTGCAAGAAATGAGCACAGAAAAAGAGTATATCCAATCGCTCATCGGCATTGCGGCAAATCGTGATCACAAATACCTGGATATGAAAAAGTATGAAATCTGGTCCAACTATTTGGTAGAAATCGGAAAATTAATTGGCGCGCGGATGAGGGCAGAATCAAAGAAATCCTGAATCATGGAATGCGCCAAAGGTCAGGCTGCCATTAAAGATTGGCGTCCCGTTCCGCGGCGGCAACTGGAACAACACTTCCAACGCCGGGGTGTTCAACGCGAATGGCAACAACCCGCGGTCTAATTCGAACAACAACATCGGGGCCCGTCCGGCTCTACCCTCAATTTTTTTGCCAAAAGCCTGCCGGTTACGGCTTGCAGGATAGTACGAGAGGGCAAAGGGGCAGCATGACCTGCCGGCGGCGTATACCACGCGCCGCCGCAAATATTATTGGCACAAGGAGGTGTCATGGAAAAAATAAAAGAAATCTATCCGGCCATTGTTGATTTTGAGAATCTATACCTGTCCAGCCAATCGGCACAAAAGGATAAACGATATCGCAAGGATGTGTTGGAGTTTAACGCGCATTTAGAAGAAAATCTGATTCAAATCCAAAACGAGCTCATTTGGAAAGAGTACAAGGTGGGGGCGTACCGGGAACGCTATATTTACGAGCCTAAAAAGCGGCTGATTATGGCGCTGCCCTATCGGGACAGAGTGGTCCAATGGGCTATATATCGCCAGGTCATGCCAATTGTGGACAAGACGTTTTATCGGCATTCCTACGCCTGCAGGCCAAACAAAGGGAGCTATGCGGCCATTGACACCATGGCGCAGTGGATAAGGGCGGTTAAGGGGAAAGGCTGGTACTACGGAAAATTTGATATTAGCAAATTTTTCCACCGAGTAGACCACACGGTAATGATGTGGGACCTCGCAAACCGCATCGAGGACAAAGACCTCCTTTGGCTGTACGACTGTATCATCAATAGCAGGGACACACCATTTGGATTGCCAGAGGGTATGAGCGCCGATGGGTGTGCCGCCACCGATCGTTTATTTGACGTTGGCATGCCAATTGGAAACCTCAGCAGCCAAACGGGAGGAAATATGTACCTGGATAACCTGGATGGTTACATCACCGGGGAGCTGGGATACACAGATGACGAGGCCCTGAGCATGGCGGCAGAAGCAAAGGCAAAGGAGGCCGCCGGCATTGACCGGATGCAATCCCGGCTGGATGCCAATATCCTGTTGGGGATGTGCGACGGCGCTTATATCCGGTACATGGACGACGGCGTCATCATTGGAAAAAGCAAGAAAGACATTTGGCGGGATTTAGAAGCCATAAGGGTATACAGCAAGGAAGTGCTACGCCTGGACCTTAACAGTAAAACAATGGTCGGTCGATGCGATAACGGCGTCGATTGGCTAGGCTGCCATGTGGATGCCGAGGAAGTCCGAATCAAACGACAAGGCAGAAATCGGATGATTAAAAAGCTCAATTTCCGACGGCAGCAATTTGCAGATGGAAAAATATCAAAAGACAAATTGGATGAAACGGAGAATAGCTATCGGGCCAGACTTAAAAAGCTGGGATGCGATGGGCTGCTCAAAAGACTTAATTTGTAAAGCAGAAAGGACTTGGTGAATGAATGACCTTATTATTTTTGACCAAATTGTAAAAATTGCTGGGAGCATCGTAACTATATCGGCGGCGCTGGCTATCTGCGTAAAGCCGATTAGAGTGAAAGTAATCAACAAGCTAACCAGGGATGATGCCGCCCGGGCAGGGATATGCGCATTGCTCAGAAAGCAGATTATCGACGCCTGTGACAAGGCGAGAGAGCAAAATGGCCTGATCCTGTACGAGCGAGAAAACATCCATGATATGTTTGACCAGTATGAATCTTTGGGTGGAAACCATGGGATTAAGGATATTGTAGAAGAAGCTACAGAGCTTCCAACGATTGTTATAGGGAAGGAGAGGAAACGTGAATAAGAAAGTAGAATTTAAGCGGGAAGGTCTGTTGTTTTCCAAGGCATTGGTGGTTATATCCTTTGGGTTTTTCCTCTGGGTGATTTGGACGCTTTTATCCATCCCGCTGGAATCAACCATTACCGGAAGTGTGGTTACGATGTACGCCACGATGATTACGGCGTCAGGTGCCATGTGCGTCACGTCGATGGTGTGGTATTTAAAAAAGACACACTTGTCCTATACCTCAAAGGTCCAGGCTGATTGCTATAAGCTCATAACATGGTACGACTACTGCTACAGCAAAGCAATGATGCAGCTGAAGCATGACCTCAAATTGACGGATGTAGAGGTGGCAAGTGTTACAAATAATGCCAGATCTAAAACATTGGCAAACGGTGGATTCAACGCCATCAATGATACACTGAAAACAGCCATGTCCGAAGGGACGGCCAGTATCAAAAAAGAAACCTTATAGGAGGAACTCAAAATGAAAATGATGTATTTTACCTTTGACCAAATGACCGGGACAATCTCTACAATCCTAGCCATAATTGCGGTGCTGGTGGTGCTTACCAATATTATCGCCCAGGTCATCAAGCAAATTTATACGGCAGAGGGTGTACCGGCTCAGATTGTCGTCGCCGTGGTGGCCATTATTTTAACCATTGTAGCGATGGTAGTTACACTGATCACGCTTAAGCAGGTCATTTATTGGTACTACTGGCCAGTTTCGATTATTGCTGGATTAATTGTGGCATACGGCGCAATGTTTGGATATGACAACCTGTATCATGAGATTATGCAGGCATTTAAGCCTGTTGAAAAGAATAAGGAGGATAATAAAAATGAGTGATTTGGTATTGCTAGGACAGCAACACAGCAACAATTTTATTGACAGAAAAACCGTAGAGGATGGCGTTCCAGGCGACGACACCAGAGCGCAGGGAATTGCGTGCGTACAGCATGCATGCAATTTAGATTATAACCTGAGCATTCCAGTTGATGGAGACTGGCAAGGACTATCGGAAGGGGCTTTTGCAGGACACTACGTCTGTGAAGGTGAAACCCAATATTTGGTTACGGCTCTGGAAATCTTGATGTTCCTCAATGATATCGATCCGGGCGGAGTAGAGTGCCCTGGGCAGTTTGGACAAGGTCTTGGCAACGCAACAGAGCTGTGGCAATCGAGCCGAGGTCTGACGGTTGATCGCATTGCCGGCCGGCAGGTGTTTTACACGCTCATGGGACTGGACCCAAATATTTATTATGGTGGGGGGGGATCTTCTGGCGGAGGTAGCTGTGAGGGATATGATGCAAACAACCTGCCAAACTTTGGACCGGATGAATTTAAGTGCACCTGTGGGTGCGGTGGCGATATCAAAGATGAGCTCAAATGTAAGATCCAAGCAGTGCGTGATGAGCTGTCAGCGTACCTTGGACGTGATGCTCAGATCGTGGTGACCAGCGGATTTAGGTGCCCGCCAGAAAATGCGCGCCAGGGTGGCGTACCTGATAGTCTCCACCAATATGGTGAGGCCTGCGATGTCTATACACCGGGAATGAGCGATGCCATGGTGGACACAATCGTTCAGGTGGCACACAATCATGATCTCAAGTGTGGCACATACTATGCCAGTCAATTTGTTCACCTGCAACTTGGCGGGTCTGATTTTAGTGGAGATTAA